ATCTTTATTAAATGGCACTAGCTCTGGTTTAACTATGCCGTCTTGCTCGTACAAGATTCCAAAGCCTGCCTGCCAATTAGCGTGCCCTTCTTTCATATAACGCATACCAGAACTATTAAGGTCGCATAAATGCCCAACTTCCATACCCCAAAGTGTTGAAAGATTCCCAGCAAAACCGTGACTTGCAGAGCTAATGCCCTGTCTATGTGTGTGACCACAAACAACATTCTTACCTGTTCTTGTAGCTAGTCCAAGAGCTGTTTGTCCTGCGTGATTGTAAAGTCTGCCTTCGTCGCCGTGACCCATAATTACGCCTTTAGCAACTTCTGTTAATGATCTGTTGTAAGTAACTTTAATATCTTTATCGTTGTAACCTAAAAGGTTTTCTATTTTGATTGCGTCAATAACACTAAACGCTGGTGCGTGACGACTTATGTACTTTTCAATTCGTATTGTGTGATTGCTTCGTTGAATTTGGAAAGGCTTACTGCGTCCAATAGCACTACGGAATTCTTTGAGCAAGCCCTTCAAACCTATTATATTCTTTTGTAACGAACCTTCAAACTCTAGGGCTGTGCCACGTGCATAAGTTGATATTGTTTGACAATCAAGTTCATCACCAACACAAAGTAACTTATCTGGTTTAACGTAATCTATATAATCAAGTAAAGAATCAACGTATTGCTTTTTAATATAAGGATATTGCAAATCTGAAATTACGACGTAACGTTTAATAGTTACCTCTTTCGTGTAGGTTTCTTACCTAACTGTGAGTTAATACTATCTATAGTACTACGAATTTTTGTGACCTCAATCTGTAGGCGTGTCACTTTGTCATTTAATGAACTACCACCATTAGGGAACAATTGTGTTTTCATTTTAGTTATTTCAATTGTTACCTTTATAACAAAAGCAAGAAGCGTTATCAGTAAACCAATAATGCCAATTAGTTCGTTTATCATTGTCCGTTAAACCACTCCGGATCATAAAAATCGTCATCATCTTCTTCAGGTGACATTGTGAACTGATATTTTTCAGCTGCAAAGTTAATCATTCCAAATACTGAGTGTTGTGGCATATCAGCATTGGCTTGTATCTTTATAGTTTTTTTACGTCCGTCAAAGACTTCAAGTAAACATACAAAGCCTGTAATCAGTTTGCCGTCTTCGTGAGCTGTGTTAATTACCTTTACAAGTTCACTAGCCATAACATCAGGTAGTTCTATTGTTTGCTTTTTTGCTTTAGGTTTGCTCATATTCCAAATGCCTTTCCGTTAAGGTCGCCTGCCTTAGTAAAGGATATATGCAAATGCGATACGTGAGGGTTAGACCCTTTATAGACACGCCAAGCCCAGTTCTGTCGTGGCGAGGCTATTCGGTGTTGGTGAATAATGTAACTGACTCTTTTGTCGCCTTTAAGTGCAATTGTCTTAATTTGCTCTGCAAGTAACCAAGACTCTTTACTAGATCCTTTAACAAGGTCTGAGTCAACATCTATAGCACGAACCCACCCATTGTTATCTGGGTTATGGTCTGACTTACGTCTTTTGTGTGAAGTGTCGCCTACCCAGCCGTCGGAGCGTTTATCGCGCTTAGGGTACTTAGTATTTATTTCGGAGCGTAATTGCTCAGCTGCTTTACTTAACCTTGGTTTTGACATTTGGATTCATCGCGCCCATTGAAGCAGCTACGACAGCACCAAGTACAGCTCTGTAATCAAGGGCAAAATCGGTTGCTTGCCAAGCTGCAAGGAAAGCAATTGCAGCTAAAGAAAATTGTTTGTGGTTAAAGGATTGCATCTAGCTCTTCTTTTGTTAGTCCTGCTATTTCACCAAGTTTTTTAATTGCTGAATCGCGTGCATCTTGCTTGGCTTTATACTCGGTTTCAATTAGTAATGCTTGGGCTTGGTCGGCTTCTCGTTGTGCAATAAAGGCTTCTTTATCAGCACCAGTTAATTCAATTATTTGGTCGTCAAGACCAATAATTATTTTATTTGTTGTAGCCATAAACCGAAACCTCTCCAGTTATATTACCTGCTGTTGCAATTAAACTAAATCCTGTATAAGAAGTTGTAACAGTTAATTGTCCGTTAATCCAATTGTATTCTTGATTTGTTACATTTTCACCAACACTACTAAAAATCATAGACGTTTCAATTGTTTGAAATGGTTTGAAAATATCTATTTGTGAAGCACCACCTCTACTGCCTGTGTCATATCTTAAAAGTGGCCAAGAAGTTGTTCCTGCTGAGGCTAAGCCTGTAAAAGAAGTACCAGAACTTATTCTTTCCATTCCACCATACACATAATTGCTTGCACTATTATCTGCACCTGCAACTCTTACTCTAAAATTAACATCACCAGCAGCCGAACCAATACAAGTCAAAATAATTCTATAATTGTCATAAGTTGCACTAAAAACATCATTTATAGATTGACTTGAAACTGCAGAAAAACTAGTCGTATTTAATAAAACCATTCCGGCTTTTTTTGTGCCAAGGGCTGTGTTCATTGAAGTGTCAATAGAAGACCCAAGAACGCGAATAGCGTCAGCACCATTTTTAACTAAATCAGTATCGTCAGGTGTTGTCCAACCATAATTAGTTGTCGTTGCCATTTATGCCACTCCCAAAGTTGCGTCCACCCAAGTCAAAGTTGCAGACAAAGTATTCCAAGCCTCTAAAGCTGAAACGTCTTGCCATTCCACTAAACTAGCAGAATAGGCAATATCTGACAAGGTTAAATCAAGTTTAGCCCCTTTTCGGTTAATAGTCCAAGACCAACCCTCAAGGTAGCCAAGAAACGCACCTGAATAAAGCAAAGAAGGCAAACCAACAATTTCAAAAGGTTGACCAAAAAAGATTTGGATCAACGCATCACGATCAGCATCAGTAATTGCATCATTCTCTAACAACAAACTAATACCTTCAAGTTTTGGGGCTGGTTCTTTGTTTAACAAAATAATTCGGTCAGCTGTAGTTTGTGCATCAACAGTATCTTTAAGAAACGTTTGGACACTTGAAGAACCCAAACCATACTGGGCAATACTGTTAGCATCAAAAGCATTAAGGGTAGAAGACGGATCACCATAGGATACATCAACATTATTGACCACATTGTATTTAGATTTATTAACTGTTATGCCGTCACTCAAAATGTAGTTAGGGTCAAGAGTTGTTGCACCATTTAATGAATAATAATCTGCACGCCTGTCTTGGTCTGCGTAACCAATTGAGCCGTCAGCATTTTCATACAATTGAGCCATACCAGAATTGGCAACAATTTGGGCATAACTTAAACCCTCTTGGGGGTCAGCTGTCACAGCGTACAAATCAAACGTTCCAGGAGTATCAACCTCGGAAACATCAACACCAAGCAAATCATTCCAAGTTTGTGTTGAGTAATCATTCCAAGTTTGTGAAATGTTCAATTGTTGCCATTGTGTGCCAATAAGGTCTGAAATAACGTTCAGCATACGTGTGCCGTCTTTTTCCTCGGCATAACCTTTATTGTTAGCAAACCCTGCGGCAAGTTTAGATAGCACACTAACAGCGTTAATAGTTAAATCAACAACTTTAACATTTGCTGACGAAGCAACAATGGCAGAATTAAGGTCAGTAATGAACCCTGTAAAAATTGGTACAGTACTTGAAGTTGTGGCAAGTGATATTTGTATCTCATCATTTATGTTAATCAGATCTGTTGGGCAATCACGTAAAACAAGCTGACAAAAACCTGCGTAAGACTGCTGGGTTATATCTGACCTGCCAAGATTTATAGTTAAACCTTGCAAAGTGTAACTTGTTAAATTGTTACCAGCAACAGTTATAGTTGTTGTTGGATTCCAAAAAGTCATAGCTGAGAGAACCTAGCAGTACCATAGCGTTGAGCATTGTTCATTACATTAGATACAGTATTAGCAATAGCGTTAGGATTGCCTAAAGGTGAATTTATTGTAATATTATTTGTAACTTGGTTTGACCTATTTGTGCCTGTTATTGAGTCAGGTATCAAATTACCTATAATAGGTATTTCATTTAACTTATTTATATACCTTTGAACTGCATCAATTAAACCTTGAATCTTTTTTATCGCTTTGTCAATTGCATCTACCATAGTTGCAATAATGTCAATAATGCCACCAATGATTGCACCAACAATTTTGAAAGCCTCACCTAAACCAATTGCCAATAATGGAACAAGTATTTCCTTAATAAAACCACCTAAAGCTTTAAACAAATCAAACAAAGGTTGCAGTTTTTCCCTATTACGATCTATTGCGCTTGTGATTGTGTCAAACGCTGTTTTAATGCCATTAAATATTGGGGTAAAGATTTTTTGCAAATACTCTAACGCCCCGCCTAAATCTATATTGATTGATTTTGTAACGTTTTCAAATCCTGCAACAAAGTTATTTAAAAAAGGCAAAGCCTTTTCTGTTATGAAAGTTAAAAGTTTTTCAAGAATTGGAAGTAACGCTGCGCCGATAGATTCTTTAGCTTCATCTATTGCAACACTTACGCGAGCCATTCTTCCAGCAAATGAGTTAGCCGCTATATCTGATTGACCAGCAAAAGTTTTAGCAAGAGCGATTTGTGCTTTATCAAAGTCTTTAGTTTTAATTATGTTTTCATCAAGAGGTACACCTATACGTTTTAATGCGCCTAAATTCCCATCTAGACCCTTACTTAAGGCCTCGGTAACTGTGGCTAAATCTCTTCCAGTTCCTGCAGATATGTCAAGTGCAAGTTGTTGTAATTTTTGCGCTTTAGTAACATCACCTGTTGACCTAACAAGTCTGTCAAGGCTTGGTCGAAGTTGATCATCTGCTACACCTGTCGCACGCGCTGTTTTGTCAATAAATTCTTCTGTGGCTTTAATTTGTGCGTCTGTGGCTTTAGTTGTATTTTTTAATGTTTGAGCAAGACTTAATTGGGCTTTTTCATCTTCAATGGCAGCTTTAACAGCTTGAACACCAATAGTTATAGCGGCTGCGCCAGCAGCAGCACCAAGAGCTGCAAACGCTAAAGCACCTGTTTTTAATGCCCCACCAAGTTTGTCTGAAAATGAACGCGTTTCTTTATCGGCTTTATCAAGCCCTTTTATAAAATCTTTAGTATCAGCAAGAAGCGCAAGTTTAAGTGTCCTAATATCAGCCATTAAACTCTACCTGTCCAAGCATTTTTAACTTTTTCAAAGCCTTGTAACCATTCCTGAGCAATTGTCGGTTGAAATCTTGACATAGCACGATACAACCACCAACCCTCTTTACCACCCTTACCAGAGCGTCTAGGGAACTGTTTGTATTGCTTAGATCCGAATTCATTACCCATTATCACATACCCAGCACTAAAAGCACTAGAGCCAACTTTTCGACTACCACCAATACTAAAACTTGGTGCTTTATCAGACTTTGAAATCTTAATGGATTCAGCTACTGCTATAGCTTGTTTTGCGTTATATGGTGCGCTACTAGCTGCACCTTTAGCATAATTAGCCCCACGTTCAGCTAAATTTTTAGCAATTTGTTTCATATCATTTTTTGCAATTTCGTCCATTTTGCCAAACGTTTTTAAAAGTGAACGATAGTCTTTATCAACTGGAACAAGACTTATAGATTTAGCCATTATTGCGTTGCACCAAAATTTCTACAGCTGTTGAAAAAATTGCTGGGTCTTCCATTAACCAAGTCTGGGCAGGTATTCCTGTTTGCACGGCTAGTTGGACTGCTATCCAACCTATTGAGCCTGCCCTGTAACTTTTGGGTGGTCAAGATCCTTAAATTGAACGTCTGTAACTTTAGTAGCCCAGAGATCATAAGCAGGGACTGGTTTTTGTGTGACACGTTTTTGTATTTTGTGCGCCAAAAATAAAAGAAGGTTATTGCTTGGGCTTTCAGCGTCTCTAAGAGCTGTTGTGATTGGTTTGCCATTAAAAATTTCTTTTTCAGCAAGAGCAAGTTCAAATGGTATTGTCCATTCTTCATAAGTCTCTCCTGTATCTAATGTCCAAGCTATTTGTAATTTAAGCATTTGTGTGCCCCTGTTCTGTTTGTTGTTGTTGTTACGCTGTTAGGTCTTCGGTTGGTATACCTACAACTTGTAATGATACTGAACAAGTTTGTACGTCTGCACCTGAACCTGTGATGCTTGGGTATTGTGGCAATACATAACCAGTTAATGTTACACCGGTTTTTAATGTCATAATAAAAGCAATTGTAGTATCTGGGGCTGTTTCAGTTCCGTCCCATAATACTTTGTACAAGCTGTTTGGTGATGCGCCTGCATCGTTCAAGAACTCTACGTCAAGTGTAACGTTTGAGTCTATGTATTTGTAGGCTTTGCCTGCAAGGGTGTCAAAAGTTAATCTTTCTGTATCAAAGTTAATAGCAGATGATGTAATTTGTTCTGAGTAGTTAACGCCGTTAACACTTAGAATTAGTTGACGACCACTTAAAATAGTTGTTGCCATTTTCTTACCTTTCCTAGCCTGTGTAGGCTGTTTGTAGTTGTATTTCAGCAGTTAATAGATCGGTACTATTAGTGCTTCTAATTCTTGGGCTACTTACCGATAATACTATAAAGTTTAACGGAATAAGTCCTAGAATTGTTTCTATATCGTCTTCCAAGTTTTTTAGCGCGCTTGGGTTA